CTTGTATAGCTTTGTTACGATCAAATTCTGCTAATGTAGCGTCAATAACTTGAGATTGAAAAGGGGACATAAAATCTGATACGTCCTGTTGAAAAGCTTGTGCTCCAGTTCCTACTCCACCTAATGTGGTCTGGGCTTGTTGTAAAAATGGTTGAAAAGATCCGACACCTTGTTGAACTAAAGTCTGTGCCTGTTGCTGTAATGCATCTTGCTGTGCCACCTGTGGTGCAAGTCCTGCTAGACTCTGTTGTCTTGTTGTAAATTCTCTAGCTGCCTGTTGTCTAGCCTGAAAATCTGCAGCGGTTTCGCCTGGTTGTTGTGATATACCAGCTATACCTGTTGATACTATAGGTACACCAGATTGTGCTGTAACCTGTTTTGCTAAATCTTTTCCTAGATCCTCAACAAATTGTGCGGGTAAAGTTCTTGTAGTTGTAACAGCCATTATAATACTTCCTCTAATCTTTGTGATGTTTGAAACATTCGTCTTGCGCCTTCTAAGCCTTGCGATTCTTTAGATACGTCACCCCCGGCTTCGAGGTTCTTCATCATGTTATACATAACTTCTGCGCCTTTGTCCACATCTCCGTCGCCCGCATTTCTAACAGCATCTGCTGTAAATACAAACTCATTTTTAGACAATCTTGCAGGAACATCATCTGCCTTTTCCATACGTCCAATGGGCACAAATCCACCTTCTTCTCTTAGATCCATTTCTTTACCACCCATATCTAATAATGGCATAGTCTTTTTAGCTACTGGTTCTACATCTCCACCTTTTTGATAACCTTTTTTAATTAATTGTTCAAACGTTGAAAACTTATCTTTATAAGATTCATTACCTTTTGCCATTTGAGGGTCTACATTATACATTTTTTTAAAACCTTTATACAAAGGACTTTTAGCTAATTTTTCCATTTCCTCTTTACTCATTACAGCTCCCGCTTCGTCATAACCTATTCTACCACCCTCAGCTCTAAATGCTAGAGCTCTTTGATCTTTTGAAGTTCCGGCATTTAAAATAGATCGTCTAGCTTCCTCTATATCTATACCTTCACCTCTTGCTAATTGTTGTGCCTCTTCTTCTTGTTCTGGTGTTAATAATCCTGCTAATGCTGACGCTGCTGTTATTAATCCAAAAGGACTTGTTAAAGCTTTACCTAAAATATTTTTTTCAAAAACAGGTGCTTGATCACCATAAGAAGTAACAAACTTACCTAGCCTTGCTTTTGCCATTATATTTTCTAATCCACCTTTGCTAAATATAGATCCTACATTTCCAAGAAATCCAGGTCTTGCAAAATTACTAAAAAAACTTTGTCCTGCTGCTAGATTACCAAGACCACCTGCACCTGTGTATAACAATGCAGCTTTACCTATTGGTGACTTTGCGATTTTCTTGACTGTTCTTGTGACTTTCTTAACAAGTTTACCTAAACCATACATCTGTCTTGCTGATTCAAAATCATACTCACCACCTATTGGTCCACCTTCAGCTCTAAATCTTAATTTTAAACCATCATCATCTTCTTCTGTAGTTGTTCCTTGTTCCATGATGCTTGGTGCTGGAGCTTGAGTTCTAGCTAATGCTGCTAGATATTCTTCTTCGCTACTATAACCTAATTGTGCCCAGAGAGGAGTATCTCCACTTCTATCTGCGCCAGTCATGTTAATTGTTTGTGGTCCTAACGCTTTTATAAGTCCCTTTCTTTGAATATCAAAAGGAGTTGGTTTTGAAACTTGAAAAAAATTTGCTAATCCTTTTGTTATAGGAAAAATATCTGGAATAAATTTATCACCAGCACCCATAGTTTGATTACGTAATTGTCTTGCTATTTTTTGAGATTCTGGTGTAAATTGTGCCGTTGGATCTCTACCATCACGGTTTCCACCTACTCCGCTTGGAGTGGAGGGACCTGACCTTTGTTTACCACCCATACCCATTCCTCTATCTCTAGCATCTCTAGCCTCTCTTGAAGATTGACCAGGACCCTTATTTCCAAATCGGAGTCCTATACGTCCACCGTTTGCTAATAATTGTTTTGCTATTTGAGTTCTAGTTATGGCCATTTGTCTATCTTATTTTGTTTCTCCAAATAAATCAAGGCTAGGTAGAACCACTTTGACATCTTTTCTTATGTCAGATTCTGGTATGCCTTTTGCTTTCCAATCAGCATCGTCCTTATATTTCTCACCCGTTTTAAGGTTACTGATAGTTTCTATGATATCTTCTGGTTTTATTACTACTACATTTTTCATTATGTTGTTACCTCTCTTGGCTGTATTTCTAATATTGAAGCTATGACGTGCAGCTCGTTCGCGTCAGCAGCCTGTACCTTTAATATCTCACTCTCCTCCATTACAAGAGGATTAGTTAAAAGTTCTGTTGTGGTGATTGTTGCTATAGTTTTTGTTTTAAATAAACTAAATATGTTACCACTGGCATCTACTAAAGTAACATCTATGTTACAACCAGATCCCGCATCATTGGAAACTAATATAGATTTTACAACAGCTGTTTTTGCTGACGGCACTGTATACAGTGTTGTCAAATCTGTTGTCGTTAAATCTGCTTTTTTATTAATAAAACTATTTGCCATTAATTTAAAAAGAAGTTTTGAGCTTCTATCTCATCTTTTAATTCTTGTTGATACGTAGTATTTAGTTTTACTATAATACCATCTAAATCTCTAGTTTGAGCTTCTGCGACTGTATAATCATATTCTTGTGCGGGTCTTGTTAATACTTGTACTATTTTTGCCATTATCGTCTACCGTCGGGTTGTATATCTAATCTAAAAGTTCCTAACTTCCAACTTTGACTAGATGCTGTATTTTCAACTTTTAATGCAACAGATCTTGCTCTTGCTCGTGTATCTACTTTTAAAGTAGAAGATGTTATATCAAAAGGACCTAGTGATGAACTTGCGGCTGTTTCATTAGGAAAATTTCTTAATTCTAACGTTATTCTTGTTGTGCCTGTTTGAGATATAAAGTCAGGTATAAATCTTCTTATCTTCATTATAAACTCACCATCTCCTCTAAGATCTGCTGCTCCAGTTGTTTGACCAGTTATACTTCTTCTTTGACTTATATCAAAGTCTCCTGATGTTATGTTTGCAGTTATAGCAGTTATTGTACCATTTCTATTTTGATCTGTTCCTGTTTCGTGTTCATAGTAACTTGTTCTACCCTCTGTATTTCCTATGACATCAAAAGATGTATCTGTAGATGCATCGTATTCTAATGCGTGGGGTTTGGTAAATACTGCAGAATCTTGCCACATAGTTCTAGCAAGTGAGCCTACTGTCCATACAGGTCTTTGTGGTGATGAGTCAAAGTAATTATATGAAACCATTTTATTTACAACAGAGGATGTTGCACTAGGATAAAACCACATAACCTCACCAAACAAATTATTTAATCCTGCGGATACCATTTGATTACCGGAGTTTAAATTAATATCATTATACACATGATCCTCTACCAAACATGGTAGCGATTCTAATTTACCAGCATATCTAAAAAAACCGTTCTCTGACATCCAGTAAGCAGCACCATCAACTTCAACACATGCGTTCTGACCTGCAAGTCCACAGTTAGTTCCAACTTGTGAAAAGGCAAATGTAAATGGTTGACCAACAAAACGCTGTGTAAATAGAGCTGTATCGGTCCATACGTATAAAGCATCACGACCTCTGATTGCTCCTCTAATCTGTGATCCATCAGCCAGTCTCTGCGTACCAGCTGTATTGGTTGCTGTAGGTGCATATGTATTTATATCCTCTTGGTCAGAGAATCTTATAAACATATCATCTTGAGTTGCTTTATTTCCAATAGTTGTTTCTGTTCCAAAAAATACTAAGTGACGATCTGGTGTGGATACAACCATATGTCTAGATGCAGTTGGCGCTCCTGTTATGATCGTGCATCTTGTATCTGTTGCATTTGATAAACTTGAATCCCATTCAAATACTTCAGCATCGTGAATTAAACAAATTGCTTTATCTCCAAAATTATCTATAGACCACATACCAGGCTCTAACACTAAGTCACCCGATGCTGCTTCACCCCAAGCAACATAATCGGTGCTATTTTTAACTGTAGCTCCATCACTGTGTGCTGATCTAGTTGAGTTTCTAACAGCCCTTGTAATACCTGTTAGTGTAGTTCCACCACTAACACCAGTGTAAGATATTTCCTCATTTCCTATTTGAATAAAATTAGTTCCTGAACTTGGAAACTGTGTAGCATCCGTTAGAACAATTGATGTTCCAGATCCACCTGTTCCTGCTGTATCATCTAATAGTGCTCCGTTTAAAGTTGTTGTGACTGGGTTAGAGGCTTCTCCACCCCAAGATCCAAGACCCCAACCAAATCCTTTTTCTTGAACAGCAGATCCAACAGGAAAATAATGTTGAACTCTAATACCACCAGATGTTGTAGCACCAGATCCTGTTTCATTTGAAGGCATTGTGATTGTTATTGTTTCTGTCGTTGGAACAGTTGTGACCATAAATTTTTTGTCATCAAAATCTGACGAACTAAAATTAGATCCTGTAATTGTAGTAAAATTATCTAATAAAATAATATCTTGTGGATTAATACCATGACCTGTTGGAAAAGTTATTGTAACAGTTGGTGATCCATTGGTTGTAGTAAACGCTCCTGTAAGCGTTGTTGTAGATTTAATAGGATGAATATCATAAAAAACACCTCCAGAAAAAGCATATAAAATTCTGTTTGTGCCAATAATAGCATATCTTCTACCCAAACTATTAACAAAATGATGAAGACCACGTCCAGCACCCGTAAGTTCATTTTCGTTTGCAGTGCCTAGTTGATTCCAACCACCTATTTTTTCAGGTGTGCCATATCTAAAACGTACATTATCACAATCAATCCATTGACCTTCAGCGGTTGTTGGTGTGACTTGTTTGTTGATACCTGGTTGAAATCCTATTTTTTGCAGCATAATAAGACACTATATATAGTTTTTAATTTTTTGGTAGCATTATATCCCAATCCAGCTTGGATATCAAATGCTCTAAACCACGTTAAAATTTATAATAGACCTAGTTCCTTTGACGGGTTGTTCAGCCGTGTGCCACAAAGAACCATCAAAAGTCAATATTGTGCCCTGTTTAGGAGTAACTCTTTTCCATTCTTTTTTATTTTTATAGATAATAGTATCTCCATCAGAGTCTAGTAAGTAGTATATAAAAACTGTATGGGGTTCATCTCTGTCTATATGTAAAGGATCTTTTTTTCTTATTAACTTTTTATTTAATGGCAACTGTAAAAAAGCTCTGGCTTGAACAATATTACCTTTTACAACATGTTTAAACAACTCTAACATATTAGCTTGTTCAGATATGACTCTACCGTCTTCTATAAATGTGTGACCAAAAGCAGGAGTATAATTTCCACTATCTTTAAAAGTTACATCGTTTACATAGTACCAAGGAAAGGTTGATAAAATAAAATTTTTTAATTGTTCTTGAGTCGCCTTGTTAAGAACGTTCTCGATGATTTTCATGAAAAATTATTATGGTGTCGGTGTATCCCACGCAAGAGTTTCAGCGTTCCATTCAAAAGTATTTGCTGGAACGTTACGATCTAAAGCTTTCCACATTTGTTCATCTTCATCCCAAAAGATTGCATATGGTATTACGTTTCCGTTATCGTTATATGTATCGATTGTAGGATATGGAACTGGAGCTCTCCAATCATCGTTATCATCTAGGCTCCAGGATACATAAGGTTGTTGTTGTATAAATTTATCTTTAGCATAATCATATACATCTCCCTTACCTGCGTATTGTTTTCGTATGCCATTTTGAAATGTTTGTTTCCAAGTGCCACCTTTAAACCAATTAGCGCACCATGTTTCTCCATCAACATGCATTGGGTTATCTTTTAATTCACCATCAGCAGTGGCAATGTCATCTCCTACTGCTACCACTTGTACGACTCTCCATACCGTTTTTGAATCATCAAATGGATCAGGTTGTTTTTGTAATTCTGCGAAATATTGTGCCATGTCAGTCTATACCCTATCCTTTCCGTGTTGTAAATAACTATCTTTATTGAAATATTGTATCCTATTAACTCTTAATTTAGGACAATCTCTTGCTTGTATTTTACCTATAAAAAATACCAAACTCAACCTATCTTCTTTAGGGTTAGAATAGATATTGTCTATACCGTGCCATTGAAAACCATCAAAAGCCACCAAAGTATTATATATGTTTTTAAAGGTATGCGTTTTTACAAATTGCTTTTCTACAAAAGCCATTTCTTTTTTATATTGATTTAAGTTTATTTTATTTTTTTTATAAAAATTTATTTTAGCTTTAATTCCTTTTTCATTATCAACAGGTTCTTTTTTAAGCGCATATAAACTTGTGCCACTTTCAGGATAACTTTGTTTGTTTAAATAAACTAAACCTCCTAAAGCTGTGCCATCACGATGAATCCAACCTTTGTTTCTTACATCTTTTAATGATTTTGAGTAAGGTTTAATTTTATGAAACTCTAGATAAGTATCAGAATAATTAATGTTTTCAAAATCTTCAAAATAAACTGATAATATTGACAGGATAGTCCTGTTAAAAAAATCATAATCCACTGTATCTAAATTTTTAGTTCGCACCCCTGGATAATTACCTTCTTTTGGTTTTTTATATTTAAGACTGTTTGCAAATTTAACAACCTCATCCGGTTGTGCAAAAAAATTATTAATACTTGTTATTGGAAATATATTCATTATACTCTTAACTTTATGTTACCAGACACAGTGATCCGATAATTATTGCTAGTATAAAATGGAAAGACCTCGTGTACCTGTGATGCAGGAAAAAAGACTATTTTACCTTCAAAACTTTTATCTACATGCAATGGCCATGTTTCTATTTTGCCAAATTTATCAATAACATGAAACACAAATTTTGATGTGTAATTATTATTGCAACCAGTAGTAAAATATTTAGTCTCTTTGTTAAAAGAATAAGGTATTTTTATAAATATTACAAAACTAAACACACCAGAGTGGCGATGAGGTGGATTAAATTCATGTTTTTTTTGAAAGTTACACCATACATCAGCAACATCAAACGGTAAGTTTTGAGTTAATACTCTCACCGTATTTAAATATTTAGAAAATCTTTTATCGATCATACTTAACAACATCTTTACAATATCATCAGGTGGACGATCTAATGCGTATTCTTCTTTAATGTGTCCCGCCAACTTATTATTTTCTCGTATATTTTTTGCTTTAGCTTTTTTGCATGCTTGTTTAAACCATTTATAATGTTCTTTAGAAAGTGTTGCATAATTAACTTCTAACGTGTCTAATGCTGTTTTATCTTTTTCCCAATTAGTCATTGTTTCCTAAACTCAGACGGTAGTCCTAACATAGGTCTGCCATCATATTTATTCTTAGAACCAAATTCATTATAATGTAAAAAGGCTTGACCAGACACATCACCTTCAAACTCTTCTCTCCAATGTTCCATTTTATCTCCACTATATATAAGTAAATCACCAGGAGTTAAATCAACTTTAAATCCATCTTGAGCACGATTCTTTGTAGTATTTAAATATATTGGCCAAGGGTCTCCTCCTAGATTTAGGGTAGCAGATATAGCACACGATCTTCTATCTTTATGTCTGGCTAAAATATCTCCGTGTTTATAAAGTCTAGCATAAGAATATGTTTCAACTAATTTCATTTTAGTTTTTTTCTCAATAATATTTTTTAAAGATATTAGTAATGTTTCCATTGCATGGTCTGAGTAAATGGAGTACGTGTTTGGAACTAGTTCATCTAAATAATACCCCATAGTTTTATCATAAGGCGAAATAAATCTCATTGCCTGCATGTGATCTAATACGTGTTTTTTAAGTTTTAAATAATTAAATAAAAAATTAGCCATGTCTTTATGTAAGACATCTCTTACAACTTCAAATTTATGTTTTTCAAACTTCATGTCTAACTTTCTTTAACCATTCTTTGTGTGTAATGTAACTGTATGTATCGTCATATTTTATCTTTATCAATTCTTTAAAATTGTCATTAAGCATACTATATTGTTTTTTTATTTTTTCAATATCTATTAATCCTAAACCATGCATAACTACAATATAATTAGGGTCTCTAAATAAAAGATAATTAGTTTCATTAAAATCTTCTCGTATAGGTAGTCTAGTTTTAAATAATTCTAATCTATCCTTGAGTGAGTCAGGCATCACCTGGGTTTTCCAAAATTTTTCTTTTCTAGGAGTTATATAATGTAGGCATATAAAGTCTCTTATATTTAACATAATGTGTTCCATGGTGTTATTAAATTTATCTATAGTCTTTTGATTGTAATTAATTATGTAGTGCGAAAGTAAAAAAGCTTGTTGTATAGAAGTACCTATAGAAGAGGCCTCGAGTGGCTCTACAAAGTTAGCGCTTAACCCCACAGCAAAACAATTTTTTATCCACGATTTTTCTAAATACCCAGGATCAAAATTAATTTGTTTTCTAACCTCGACATCTTTTTGTAATTTTTTCTCTACTTCTTCATGTGCTTGTTCTTTAGTAATTATATCACTATCAAATATATATCCATTACCTGTTCTACCCCATACCGGAATACTAAACATCCAACCTGCTTTCATAGCTGTAGCAGTAGTATACGGATTATAATTTTCCATGTCTTCTGTTGGAAAAACTATTGCAGATTTAACTTTTAAATATTTACTAAAACTAATCCATCTGTTTTTAAATTGATTTATTAATACTCTTCTAAACCCTGTGCAATCTATAAAAAAATCTGCTGTATATTTTTGATTACCTTTTATATATTTAATTCCATTTTTATCTAATTTTACTTCTTTAATTGTGTCCTCTTGTATTGTTATATTTCTTTCCATGCATTTCTTCTGCAAGTATTTATTTAATTTGTATGTATCAAAATGAAGTTGATTAAGTGGTCTTGGATCATTAGGGTTTATTTTTTGAGATAAATATTTTTTACCAAATACTCCATCATTTAATACATAAGAAAGATAACCAACTTGTTCTTGTCCTACTTTTTCATCAGGATGTGCAGAATGAAGATAATTTTTTTTACCCCACTCTTTAAAATAAATTCCTGATTTTAACGTTGAATTACACTCTCTTATTACCTCATGAAAATCTAATTCACACCAATCAATAAAATCTAACCAGTGTTCCGTGCTCCCTTCTCCAACACCAATGATACCAATATCATCAGACTTAATTATTTTAATATCTATACTTTGATTAAATTTTTGTTTTAAAATTAAGGCGGTAACCAATCCCGCTGTGCCTGCACCTACAATTGTTATCTGCATAATTTTTTTAAATTAAAGTTATATGCTAAAGAAATTCTCTCTTTGTTATGTGTTTGCATTTGAACACAGTGATGTAAAGAAGATCTAAAAATTAATAAATTACCTTGTACCGAATTGTATTCTACTTTTGAACTTAAAGCGGGAGCATCTATATCAAAGTGTGCATTAAATAAACCTTCATCTCTTTCAAATATTATTTTAGGATCATTCCTAGTTGATTTTAAAACATAGATCACAGATACCATTTGATTAGGATGACAGTGAAATTCTTGGAAGTCGTGTTTTTTATAAATATTAAACCAACCCTCAGAGGTATGTATGGTGTATGTGCCACCTATAGCTTTTATATATTCATGAACTTTTTGATAAACAATATTATTTATTAGATCGAATTTTTTATCTTTACAAATATTATGTGTATAACAGGTTTGATATAATGTTGCTACCCATCCGCTTTCTTTATGTTTTATTTTTTTCTGTAATTTTTTACAGACAGGAACAATTTCTTTAGCTATCTTTTCGTGGTCCGGTAAAATCTCTTGACCAATAAAAGTAGGAAACCAGGTCTCTATATTTATCATACACCTATTTTGTCTGCTTTCGGCACTGCTTGAACATTCCAATGTATAAATCTAAATGGTTCATAGCCCACATCAACAGAAAATAAATGTGGTAGGTAAGAAGGAAAAAACATCATCGTGCCTGGTTTAACTTTATAATGTATTTCTGGACTTCCGTAGGTAATCTCAGTTGCACTTTTTACAGGTAGACCGTTCATTGCATGACCAGGTCTTGGATCATGAAAGACAGGTCTAGAGGTACACTCACTTGCTTTTAAAAAATAAAAACCTGATATGTGACCATTCCAATGAGTATGTAGAGTATGATGTCCTCCACCAGATTTAGCAAACTCTTGAACCCAACTTTCTGTTAACATGATATCAAATTTAGATAAATCATATCCCATCTCTAATAATAAATTTCTAGCAGTAAGCGTAACGTACTGATGAAACGATGTAAAATTTTTATCTTGTATAAGAGATGTTGAATGAAACACATGTCCCATATCTTTTTTATTTCCATAAGTTTTGTTTCTCTTATCTATCATTGGTTTAAAATGTTTTTTTGAAGCAACAATATATGGGTCTGAATATTTATTTAATTTTTTAACATGTTCTGGTACTTGGGTTACCCAAACAGGTGTAGGAAATAAATCTGCTCTATGTAATTGTTTTGGAAATTCTATCGCCATTTTTTACCTCTCATCCAACACACTAGGCTGTGTCTAACTCCTTTAGTAACAGGGGCTACTTTGTGAAAGGCATAAGAAGGAAAAACCACAACAGCACCTCTAGTTTGCATAAAATCTAATTTATATGTTTTTGAATTTTCAGGATTAGGGTTTGGTCTACCCATCCAAAAATCTCCACCTTCATACTCATTAGGATCAGTTAAATTTAAACACAAAGAAAGTTTTCTCGTATCTGGTCTAGCGTCTTCTCTTGGCCCATCTAATTGATCTACATGCCAATCATAGTGATCACTAGGATCGTACCTTGTATATTGAATTGGTTCTGCAGTGGTTAGTTCGAAATTATAATTTTCATTACCCATTTCAATAAACTTTAAAAGTTCTTTGTATATCCATTTCTCACTTAACCAAACAACTTTAGATTTTCTAAAGTCACTAAATACTTCTTTAGATTCTGGACCCGTAGTAGATGCATTTCTTTTTTTTAATGTGCTAGCAAATTTAATTACGTCGTCACAAAACTTAGTGCCAACTGCATCTTTCCAAAACCAAAATAAATTGTTTTCCATACTCTTTCTTTAGGGTTTTATACAGTAAAATAAATGTTGTGTCTAGAGTCTAGTCAAAAGAAATACAGCCAGAGACTATGAATTTTGCAACCGTACATGATCCTGCAGTTACAAAGGTATTACAACTTGGAGATATAGTCATAGCCGCAGGTTTACAAGCTGTAGGAAATCTTAAATACACAACTCCAGCAGCACCTACATTGGTACAAGTAGTTCGTTGACTTCCGCCACCACCTTGATTTGCTGTAGCTACGTTATCTGATCCTCCATCTCCTCTACCGTTACATGATGTAGTTACATAGGCTCCTATTCCACCACATCCAAAATTTTTAGTTGTTCCTTCTATGTCAGAAGCTTTTCCATTACCAGCTGCTCCCGGTCCTGCTGGACCTCCGTTAGCTCCAGCTGAACAAGCTCCCCCACCAGATCCAGCTCTAAATCCTGGGTTAGGTGGTTGTCCTGCTCCTTGAGATGGCACGGGACCTCCAGGGTTTCCATAACATGATCCAGCTCCACCCGATGTTGCTGATGTGTGGTGATAACATCCACCACCGCCACCAGATCCTCCTGATGGATTAGGCGCTGCTCTTCCAGGTCTATGTCTTCCATTACCTCCACCGCCACCTTTTACGGTTATGGCTGAAGGCTCACATTTAAAAGCGATTGAAGTTCCGCCGTCACTAGCTGCACGACAGTTGTTATCTCCAGGTGCATGATTACCAGCTCCGCCGGCTCCGACTTGAACTGAGATTGCTCCACAAGCAGTATTTTTAGTTACAGCAGCTGTACCAGGAGCGCAATAAGAAAAGTGAACTCCGCCACCGCCGCCTCCGCTGCCGTAGCCTCCTACTCCTCCTCCGCCGCCACCGACGACAAACCAATCATACGTAATACAAATAGGTCCTCCACCTCCGGAACCAAATCCTAAAATCTGATAACCGAAAGATTTACCTTTTCTATCTTGAGTATTTTTAGTGCTCTTACCTGCTGTAAGTTTTTTGTCTATTTCTCTCATATCTAAACCTCTTACGCGTCGTTAGCAGCGTCTGTAGTGAAGAATAGTTTAACACCAAGTAGTCTTGCATCAGCATCTAAATTATCTGCTGAAACATCTCTTGATATTTGAAAAAATACGTACTCATCCACACCAGGTGAGCCTGCGATTGTTACTGCTCCACTTTCTGCTGTCACGTCTAAATCGTTTGATGTACCACTATGAGCTTTTGCAGTTGGTCCTACAGCTGTTCCAAAAGCTGTATTTAAATCTCCATTATCAGCTAATGCAACTCCTTGTAAAACAAAAGCAGTAGTTCCTGTGTCTGTTGAAGTAGCTGTAAAAAATGCTTGAAAAGTTACTGTGCCTTCATTCCATGATTTAGGGAATGCAACAGCGAACTGTGCAAATTCATCAGAAGTTTTGTCAAAGTCTAAAACTTTTATTTCAGGACCATTAGATAATTCTACTTGTGCAGCTTCAGCACCACTTGTAGTATTTGGATACATAGCAACTGCTGGAACCCATATAGTTTCTTTACCAGCAATCTTAACTGCTGATACAGTTCCACCACCATCTTCTGCTTTAATTACACCAGAACCTTTTGTTTTAAGATCTATACCAATGTTAGTGTCGTCTCCAGACGCTGTAATGGATGGATTGTTTCCTGTTGCAGCGTTTGCGTACGTAACTTCATTAACAGCCGAACTTGTAGCCGTTAAAGTAACTAATTCATTTCCGTTTGTATCTTGGATATTTGTTCCAATTTTAGGAGATGTTAAAGTTTTGTTTGTTAAAGTTTGTGTTCCAGTTAATGTTACATCACCTATAGTAGCTGAATCAATATCTGGGTTAGTTCCATCATTAGCTTTTGCGTATGCAATTACTGTTGAACCATTTGCAACGGTAACACTGTTTCCTGATCCAGAAACGTATTTAAAAGTTATTGATTGGCTACCAGTTGTTGAATTTTTTAAAATATAAAATTGTTGGACATCGAGAGGAATAGTACAGTTTCTAGTGGCTGTTAAAGATCCTGATGAAGTAAATTCTAAAACTCTGTGAGCTAAAGCTGCTCCAGTTGATCCATCAGAAACAGATAAAGCAATATCAGCATCACTTCCAAAATTAACTGCTGTAAATCCACCAGATATTTGTTCTATAATTTGTAAGTTAGTATTAGTCTTCGTTCCCCATGTACCGGCGTTTTCACCAGTTGCTTGAAGTTCTACCCCTAAAGGTGTGTATGTTGATGCCATAATTTTTATCTCCTATGCAGCGTCACTATAACTTGTATTTGAGCCAGTTGCAACATCTGTATACGATGTATTTGAACCTGTGTCAACGTTCGAATATCCTTGAATTCCAAACCCTGTAGAGGTTCCAAACGCAGCTATAGAAACTGTTGCTTGTTGGCCTGTTAATGTTATATCAAAACTAGAGCTAATTGACAACCCTGTTCCTACACTAGAAGTAGCAGATTGTCCTGTTATACCTAAAGTTAAATCTGTAGGATCTATCGATCCAACACTAGATGTTGAAGAGACTCCTGTTGGTATTACTATAGGATTTGAATTTACAGATATACCACCTAAACTTATTGTTGATGATACACCAGTTAAGTCTACATCTGGACTTGAAAGTTCAGTAGTATCTCCAATAGAAACGGTCATTGATTGACCTGTTAATTGTACTGCTACACCAATAACTGCACTTGCTGTTCCAAGAGATATTGTAGATTCTTGACCAGTTAAAGTTAAAGATACATCTCCAACTATTGTAGGAGAACCAACAGAAGATGTAGCTGATTGACCTGTAACACCTTCTACATCTGCAGGACTTAATGCACCTACTGATGAAGTTGAAGATACACCTGTTAAAATTATAGCAAAGTCATTTGCTTGACCCCACAATTCTTCGCCCCAACCATCACGGCCCCAACCAACTTCGTTGTATGCTTCTATTGTTGAACCAACGCTTGCTGTTAATTCTAAACCTGAAGGGAAAACATCTATGTTAGAAAGTTCACCATAGTTATTGTCTCCCCATGATTTACCACCCCAACCTTGTTGAGGTACACCCATATTTGTTCCATCACCAACAGATGAAGTTAATCCAAATCCTGATATATTTACTACTGGGTTAAAGCTTTCTCCAAATGGTCCTGCATTCCAAGTATTTCTACCCCAACCATTTGATTGAAAAGATAATAATCCATCAGCGTTTAATGTAGTTGTTAATCCAAAACCTGTAAGAACAGCTGAGTTGTCATTTACTTGACCCCACTCTCCTGTGCTCCATGTTTGACCACCAAATCCAGTTTGAGGCACACCCATGTTTGTGCCATCACCAACAGACGAAGTTAATCCAAGACCAGTTAAAGAAACATCAACTCCATCTTGTTTTCCCCAAGAGTTTTGATTCCAAGGTAATACACCCCAGGTATCCCCTGCTGGAGTATTTGCTTGTCCACCCATTCCAGAATGGTTACTACAATAATAATATAAAGTTGGCGCAGAGGCTGCAACTGTGATTTGAGTGTATGCTCCCGAATTACCAGGGGTTCCATTGGTTGTAACTCCTGTGGTATATTGAGACCCTCCACCCCAAGTTCCGTTTGAAGTTTCAGAAAGTCTTAATGGGTGATTTTCATTAGAACTATCGGATTGATCAAATCTATATGTGCCACCCTCAGCTATGTTTACTGTAGCTTGTTGTACGCCATCAATAAAATATTTATTTCCTGAACCGGTGCTGACCACCGTTACTGTAAAGGTTCTAGTAACGGACATACCGCGTTACTCCTTTACGCTATACGAACTATTGCGTTAGATGCGTCTGCTGTTGGGAATTGTATTGTAAATGTTCCGCTTGTTACAGTTTTATCAGATCCAAAATCAATTACACAAACTGCTGGATCACCTGTAGCTGAGTCATTAAAAATTAAACAACCTCTAGCAGTGAAAGAAGCAGATGTAAAACTAGTATCTGCAAAGTCACAAACTGCAGTTGTACTATCAGCAACTGGTGTAACACTTGTAAGAGCGTTTCCTTTTGCTGTGTATCCAGACCCCGATACTTCATTTGATGTTGTGTACGCTGTAGTCGCAGCTCCTAATGAAGCTGAGCTTGTGTATAAAGCTAAATTAAAAGTATTTCCAGACGATGCTGTAAAATCATGAACTCCTTTTAAAAGTTCTACTTTGAAACTTGTGCAAACTGCAGATGTTATTGCCATAATTTAATCTCCTACGGGTTTGCTGAGGTTACTGGTATACGAACAGCGCCATCAGTGTAGTCATCTCTTCGTCTTCTACCAACTTGCTCGTTAGCAAACTTTTGTACTTCCTGTTTATACTTATTTTCGTATAGTGTCAACATATCTATCGGGCCTTTTAAAAATCCATATGCCTCTGATAAACAGCAATATAGCAGTCCATTTGGAAAATTAAGACTAATATAATTAGTGTTATCAGCTTCTAATAATGCTGGCGCAACGTTATAATGGACTCTAAATTTATAAGTTGTATCAGGAACAGGAGCAAACATCATTCTTCCAGATGTTGTATCTGATTCTCCTGTAGCACCACCAAACATAGCGTAATATTTTGGTTGTCCTCTTTTAGAAGACTCAGTTGATGAAACATATTGTTGAAGATATGTAACATCTTTTTTTTCTAACCAAACGTTAGCACCAGTTGTAGCTGAAGTTGAATCATATACTTGTATACCTCTAATAAAAACAGCTCCTGCTGGAGCGTTAATAGTTTCTTGACCTGTAACTAAATTACCTGTTTGTTGCTTTCTATCAGCATCAATTGGCACATCTCTAAAAATTCTATACTGTGCATTTAAAATAATGTTTTCTAAAACAGCGTCTGTTAAAACGTTTGAATCTGTTTCTGTGTAACTTCTTATTTGAGTTTTTAATCCTGATGCGCTTAATCCAGCCATTAATTAGACTCCTCTTTACACTTACATTCTTTGATACCAAATAATTTACAAATTAAATTTTTAATTTTTTTAATCATGCCGTTACTGTGACTGGCCCTGCTGAAGCTATGTCACCTCCTCCTTCTAATGTTACTGAAGCTGTAACTCCAGAGTTGAAAGTATATTTATTATCATTAACTTTAGTAATTGTATACCCCCCAGCTACATTAATTGTAGCTGCTGGTAAATTTGCAACATTTGAAGCATCTCTAAATCTAACAGTATCACTAGTAGATCTACCATGATTTGGTTCAGTAACTGTAACTGTCGTTGACCCATTAGTAATACTAAAAGGATTTGAAGGTAAAAGATTAGGTACAGCTGTTTCTACTCTATCAGGTCTTACGTGTCTTAAAGATATAGAATCACCATTCATGGGTTTTGGTTCTAATTGTGGTTGCTTTGGTTCAAACTCAGATACATGCACAAAAGATCCATTCCATTCTCTAACCATTTCTTTGTATGGAAACTCCATGCCAGATCTATCTGATATTGCTCTTGCGTATTTTCCTGTTGCGTATTTTGCCATTATGTTCCTGGGTAATATGCTTTTGGTGTTATATGTGTGCTAGAAGCAGAACCATCTTCTGCTAATGCTCTTGCAAACTCATCCTCGTAAGCTAGTTTTGTAGCCTGTATAAGTTGTGGTTGATATTTTTGTGATAGATAATATGCAAGTCCTGATACCATGCAAGGCACAAATCTAAATGGTACATCAGTTGCATTTGTATAATCTCCCACGTCTTGTATTCTTTTTATAAAATAAAAATGCATATCTTTAGATGCATTAGTAGAATCTGGTGTTGGATAAATATG